TATTTTTTACAAATCTTAATTTTTTTATTAGCTTTTGGTTTAAATGATAGCATTAAAATGTGTATATATATAATTTTATAGAAATATTTAATTATTAATTTATAAAATATATAATTAAAATTATTACAAAAATAATAATTTAGAAAAATAAAAATTACCATAATAAACAAATTAACAATTATTATTTCAAAATGTAAAAATAAAATTTAGTTAAAAATTAAAATAAATACTGATATGTAAATTTAATGATGAATATAGAAATAAAAATAGAAAAAGATAAAAGTTTAGAGATTGATAAAATAAAATTTCAAAAAATGATATTTTTATTTAATGCCTTAGATAGTGGTTGGTCAATAAAAAAAAAGAAAGACTCTTATATTTTTACAAAAAATCACGAAGGAAAAAAAGAAATTTTTGATGACACATATTTGTCTATATTTATGAAGGACAATTGTGATATAAATAACTTACTTTCATAATTATGTAGGTTAAAATAGTGATAATTAATTTAAAATTAAATAAATTAATTATTTTTTCAGAATTTTTTTTTCTTTTAGGAATGTATAAAATGGGAGGCGGATTAATGCAACTCGTAGCTTATGGTGCTTAACAACTTGGGTGCCAACAGTGAGCTGCTATTATGGGTCGTATATCTCCATAATAGAAAAACAGTGTAAATATACGGATTGATTATTTATCAATCATATAACTCGCTAGTGATTTATTTCACTTTCAAAAGATGAGATAGATCGCAAGATTGTCAAATTGCGGGAACTTCCTTAGAGCTTTGACTACTACTTATTTGTGGTGACATAAATAATACCATAGGGTAATGACCGATGGCACAGTAAAAACGTCAAAGATTGGATAATCCGCAGCCAAGTATCTTATATCGAAACAATTTAAACATAGTTTAATTTAATTAAATAAGTAAATCTAATGAATAATTTAGGAGAAATATATTGTTTAACAAGTCCTTCTGGAAAGAAATATATAGGACAATGTGTTAAGTATTTATCTAGTGGAAAAAAATGGGGATACCTCAGTAGATGGAAAGATCATATTCGAGATTCTCAAACTAAAAATTATTGTAGATTATTAAACAACGCAATTTGTAAATATTCTCCAGAAAATTTTGTAATAGAATTAATAAAAGAATGTAATATTGAAGAATTAAATTATTATGAAGAATATTACATAAATTTTTACAATACACTAACACCAAATGGATATAATTTAACAACTGGAGGTAGTATATGTCGTCAATCGGAAGAAACAAAAAAAATAAAACAACTAAATATGATTGGAAAAAATAAAGGTAAAATTTATTCTAAACGTATTCGAAAACGTGAAGAAGATAATAATTTACCTAAATATTTAAGATATTATACTGATAATTCTGGAAAAGAAGGTTATAGAATATCAAACCATCCAAGTTTAAAAGATAAATCATTTTTGGGAAAATATATTTCACTAGAAACAAAATTAGAATTAGCATTAACTTATTTAGAACAAATACCGCAGATATAAGATAAAGGTTCAGAGAGTAGACGGCAATCGGGAATTAATGATGGTTTTAGCAAAACCTGAAATTTCTTAAGGTGTACTCCGACCTAAGTAGAAATACTTGGGATCATCGCAAGATGTTTACCTTAAAAGCCTGTAGGGTAGAAAAACAACAGGGAATATCGAAAAAATAAGATATTCATAAAGCCTTTTGTGGACATCCTTTAGGATACCACTGTTGTTAATTAGGGAAATTATGATGATTTATAATTTGAAAACCCCTAGTGAGAAAATCAAACTGCTTGAAACCCCTAAAATTTATTCTACTAAGCAATTTTTGTGAAAAAATTGTGGCCAAGACAAAAAACTTGGGTATAGTAAAAATGAATAAAATGATATTTTTACCTTTTAGAAAGGTAGAAATTGAAATGGGCAATGATCATCCAAGCTTCTTTAAATAAATAATAAATAAAATGATATAAAAATAAAACATAATAGACAAATAAATGTCTTGTACATCAAAAATATGCGATAAATGTAAAATTAGTTATACATTTGACAACTACAGACAATATAATGATAATATATTTGGTATTACTTGTAAAAGTTGTTTAAATGAAATGGATAAAATGAGGAAAAAAAAAAATAGAGAAAGTAAAGCAAATAATACTTTTATAAAATGTGAAAAATGCCAAGAAGAAAAGGCTTTAAAAAACTTTGCTAAACTTAAGAAATATTATAAACGAAAGATTTGTATATCTTGTTATCCATTATTTTTAAGAGAACAAAAAACGGAGTGGTGTAAAAATGCACATAACACAAATATGAATTATAGAATTAAAAAGTCATTGGCAGCACGATTACGAACAGTTCTCGTTAAAAAAACTTCAACTATGAATTATATTGGATGTAATATTCAATATTTAAGAGAATGGTTTGAATATAATTTTACAGATGAAATGAATTGGGATAATTATGGTTCATTTTGGTCAATAGACCATATTATACCTGTGTGTAATTTTGATTTAACAGTTGAAGATGAAAAATTAAAATGTTGGAATTGGTCAAATTTAATGCCAGTAACCATAAATTTCAATTCATCTAAAAAACTAATAGACATAAATCAAGTAAAATATATTGTAAATAAATTAGAAAAATTTAAAGAAGAAGGTTCAACGACTAAATGGTTTTCGAGCGAATTTATATTAAATGAAAAACTAGTTGAAATAAAAACTAATATAAATTTGTTTTAAGATATAGTCTAATCCTTATTGAAAAATAAGGTAGAGGAAATGTACAGGTAATCCTCAAATTACTTTCTGGAAAGTTACTTATCGTAGATATACTAACTTTGCCATCGAATCTATTGAACAAACATTCAATGGTCAAGCTGATTTTGGACGCAGAGTTCAATGTACTATCAGCAGAAACGGTGATCTTGCTTACAGAACTTACTTACAAGTCACTTTACCTGAAATTAACCAACTTATGGGTATCGCATCCTTCGCTGCCGGCGTTGGATCTGGAGTCTATGCTCGTTGGTTAGATTTCCCTGGTGAGCAATTGATTGCTCAAGTTGAAGTTGAAATTGGTGGTCAAAGAATTGATCGCCAATATGGTGACTGGATGCATATCTGGAACCAATTAACTATGACTTCTGAACAAGAGCGTGGTTATTTTAAGATGATTGGTAACACCACTCAACTTACCTTCATTACTGATCCTTCCTTCTCTGAAGTTGATGGTCCTTGTGACTCATTGGCTCCCCGTCAAGTTTGTGCTCCTCGTAATGCTCTTCCTGAAACTACTCTTTATGTTCCTCTTCAATTTTGGTTTTGCACCAATCCTGGTCTTGCTCTTCCTTTAATTGCTCTTCAATACCACGAAGTCAAGATTAATCTCGATATCAGACCTATTGATGAATGTTTATGGGCTGTTACTACTTTAAGCTGCAATTCTGGTGCTGCTCCTTTAGGTTCAACCAGTGTTCAACAAAATACTTACGTTGGTAACCAATATGCTCCTGGGCGTCCTGTTCCTGCTGCTATTGCCTACAATCAATCTTTGGTTGCTGCTTCTTTGTATGTTGACTACGTCTTTTTAGATACTGATGAGCGCCGTAGATTTGCCCAAAATCCTCACGAATACTTAATCACCCAACTCCAATTCACTGGTGATGAATCGGTTGGTTCTTCTTCTAACAAGATTAAACTTAACTTCAACCATCCTGTTAAGGAATTGATCTGGGTCGTTCAACCTGATCAAAACGTTGATTATTGCTCTTCTCTTGTTTGTGATGCTCTTTTATTTAAGGTGCTTGGTGCCCAACCTTTTAACTACACTGACGCTATTGATGCTCTTCCAAATGCTATCCACGCTTTTGGTGGTCCCCTTGCGTTAGCTCAAGACTCTCGTTCCTATATTGATGCTCAAGGTCTTTTTGATGATGCTGGAGCTCTTGATTATGATATTCCTAATGGTTTCACCGGATACTGGCACGGACCTAATAATCCTTACAATGAGCCAAACTTGGGAGGTGAATCTGCTAATCAAGTTGACCCTGCCCTTATTGCTGCTCTTCAAGGTCTTCAACGCAGTCATAACGAAAACTCTACTGTCTCTGATGCTGGAACCTTCGTTCTTTGCGAGACTTCCCTTGATATGCATTGTTGGGGACAAAACCCAGTTGTCACTGCTAAGCTCCAATTGAACGGACAAGACCGCTTCTCTGAGCGTGAAGGTTCATACTTCTCTTGGGTCCAACCTTACCAATCACATACCAGAAACCCTGATGAAGGTATTAACGTTTACTCATTTGCACTTCGACCAGAAGAGCACCAACCCTCAGGGACGTGCAACTTCTCCAGAATTGATAATGCCACTCTTCAATTGGTCTTGTCTAACGCAACTGTTGAAGGAACTAAGACTGCCAAGGTTCGTGTCTATGCTACCAACTACAACGTGCTAAGAATTATGTCGGGTATGGGAGGGTTAGCTTATTCGAACTAGAGACCTTATATCGTCTTGTTATTATTTATATATTTTAATATTAAAAATTTAAATACTTATAATTGTATTTTAATATTAAAAGCAAAAAACAATATAAAGATATCTATATAATTAGTATATTAAATGAGTGTTGATATAGTCAATCTTATTGAAAGCAATCCAATCACCAAATTAAATGGTGATTATCAATCTAAATTGGTTGAAAAAATCAAAAATAATTTCACAAATTATGAACAACAATTATTTTTATCTAGTTTTTACTGCTATTTAAAGTATGATACCAAAAATGATTTTGTTATTGATTTAGATAATGTATGGAAATGGTTAGGTTTTAGCCAAAAAATTAATGCTAAGATGTTATTAGACAAACAATTTACATATGATAAAGATTATAAAAATTTGCTTTTGTCACAACAAAAGCAAAACTTTGCTCCGCAAGCTGGTGGAGCAAAAAAAGATACCAGAGGAGGTCATAATAAAGAAATTATTATGTTAAATATTGACACTTTTAAGCGTTTTTGTCTAAAAGCTGGAACTAAAAAAGCAGATGAGGTGCACGAATATTTTATTAAGTTAGAAAATATTATGTTTGAAA